TTATCTACCTCCGCCCTTCTTGCCTCCACCTGTTATGTCTTTAGTGGTAAAGCCGTAGTTAGGAATCAATTGTGGCTCTTTAGTGATTGGATTTTGAATTAAATGCACTTGATGGTCGCAAATTAACAATAGTCTGCAAGGGTCTGAGTCTTCTCCTGGTTCGGGTTCTTCTTGTGATAAATCAGCAGGTTTTATGTCGTGAACTCCGGCATCTAACACTCTAACATTACTTATATTTTCTAACCCAATAATTATAATTTCACTACTAACAGGAGTAACACCGCCTACATTAACAACGCTCATACTTCTAACAAAAAAGGTCGGCACACCACCCATATTACTTGCCGTGTCTAACCTGTATTTTGTTATATTTGTATTTTCATAATTCCCCACTTGACCGTAAAAAATATATTCACGGCCTGTATTTGTTCCTACTGCTCCTATTCTATTTGCAGTAATAACATCTGTGTTTACCGAAATATCGTTTGTTGTTTTAGGAGTAAATACTGATACATCTTTATTATGAGTTCCACCCGTTGATACCCCTATTTCTATTGTATCACCATCTTGTAGTTTTCTAAATGGAGAAAAATTATTAGCCGAAGGTTGCTCGTCGTGTGCAAATAGAGGATAACCACCACCACCTCCTCCTCCACCGCCTGGTATTGTTACTATGACATTACCTGCGCTTGGTGAAGTAGCAGTTACTCCTGCACCTTGAAAGTCAATACTTCCAAAAGGAGATGCAATACCTGTAACTACTGCAGTTTCATCTTTTATTGATATGCCTTGAATACCAGCCGTTATAAACTCAAGTGCGTTAGCAGAAGCATTAACTGCGACTACTTTGCCTGCCGATGCCGTATAGTTTGCTGGTGTATCGGTTAGACCCGTAAATGTACTTGACCCTCCTCCACCACCTGCTGATGCAAAAGTAATTGTATCACTGCTTGCGTTTGTTGTGAGTGTCATGTTAGAACCGGCTACCAATGTCAATGTATCTGTTGTTGTGTCTGCTACTACATCACTTTGTCCTGCTACGGCTATTGTTTTAAATGCTAATGTTGAACCTCCACCGCCACCGGATAATAGATTATGTGATGTTCCGGTATCGTCAGTAAACATAGGTGTATTTGGGGCAGCATCATCAACCCAAAACATACCAAAACCGGCTACGCTATTTGGGGCTGTCGCTCTTTCTTTTACCTTTATGTAACCATCAACCCGTATTTCTTTTAGAATGTGAGCATGACAATGGGTTGCGTGTATTGTTGATGTGATAGGGGCTTTATCCATTACTTTGTAAAAACCATCGGTTTGTTCTTCAAAATTCCATGTGCCTCTAATAGTCGGCTTTTGTATTAATTCTATATGTGCAGAATGGGTTTCATCACCTGTACCTTTAAGAAATATCCCAGCACCGATTGTTAAAGACACCGCTCTAAATGTCAATTCTGATTTAACAACGCACTTACTGGTTGCTTCGTCTAATTTTAATTCAACATCTTCAAATAATACCGTTGTGCAAGCATCGGGATTTGTGTTTTGAACCATATCAGAACCAATGTTTAGATTATCGCATGGTAAAGTAAATGAACTGGCGCACCAAAACACCACTTTTATACCCGTTAAATTTAGTACGGGATTGTTAGTCGAGATTATTCCTAAACTTGATGCTAAACCATAACCTACCTCTAATGTGTATTGTGGAAACTCAGTACCATCTTTGTGAAGAAGTGCGGTTTCATTACCACCTGCTGTCGGTTGAGTTGTATTTGTTGGTAAAAGTAATTGGTGTATTCTTAAACTATTTAGTGCTCGATTTGGGTTTGATAAAGGAAGTGCTGAACCACCAGGAAGATAAGTTGAAGACCAAATGGTTTCTTCTTGTGGGTTTGATTTTAAAATGGCTCTTGAGCCTGAAAGAACCTCTATCACACAATCCATCTGACCGCTACTTGGTAAAATGTGTTGGGTGCTACCCCCTAATGTAAATTTTAGTGTTGAAATCGCATTACTACTTGTGGAGGATAACGAGCCGTTTATTGCTATCGGCATACCATAGTTAGGGGATACTGCGCTATGCGTTCCATCCATAGCGATAACTGTTGCTGCTTGTGTTAATTTTAAAGGACAACCGCCACCAAGCTTATTACCAAATATAATTGACTTTGCGTTATATGATGCTAAAGATACATTTATGTCTGCACCCCTTGTTTCAATATACAAATGCCCTAAATTAGCAGTATCTAAATTTATTCCATTAGTAAAAAGACCACCAATCAGTACAATATAGGTATCACCTGCGCCTAAAGATGTGGGGGGAGAACTTGTGGCTAGGTCAATCCAATTTGATACATCAGACCAATTTCCAGCACCAGATGGTAAAGGGATTTGCCACTGTAATACTGCCATGCTTCATCACTCGTAAGGGCTTGTTTCACGAAGCGAATTACGAATAACATCGGTTTCATTTGTTGCCGTTGGTAGTCTTGTGTTGGTTGAATCAACAACAAATGCAGTTCCACCTTTACCTACTACCATATCCACTAAATCTTTGCTTCTCTTTTCAAATGCTTTTATCTGTTCTCTAAACCGTTGGTCAACCGCTTTTTGGTCTCCTACGGGGTGATATGTGGGGATTGTGTTAATTAATACGGAAAGACAGTCTAAGCAAACCAATGCTTTGATTGCTGATTCTTTTTGTGCCGTAGTAACTGCATTTACCGAGCCCGATGCTAGATAATCTTCGCCACGAGCCTTTTTGTTTATTTCTTCGGTACGCATAGAAATATATTCACTAATCGTAGCATTGTTTAGCCCACGAGGTCTATTTAGTAAATCCCTAATGTTGTCCGTAGTAACTGTCATTTTATACCCCCAAAACCACTGCGCCTTTAGGAGGTTCGAGTGTTCTTGCAAGTAATACAATAACACCAGTACACATTAATTTATGGGCTAAATCACTATTGGGAATCCAAATAGCATCGGCTTGGGGTAATTCTAAACCATCGGGTAGTTTCTTTTGGTATAGTTTTCTAACTAACCAACCACGACCTGGCTTCCAATTCTCTAATCGGTTTTCGAGTTCGGCAACACTTGGGTTTCCAAATGTAGGTATGCCTTTACTCTTTAGTTTCTTTATTAGACTTGTCTTTTTGCTTATTGCCATCTTTCTTCACTTCACTTTTCTTTGGCTTTGATTCAACGATTGGTTTATCGTCAAGACCTAATACGAATCGTCTTAGGTCAGTTGATATTGATGTTTGGGGAATTTCATCATTTGCTGGTAAAACTTTGTTGTGCTCGGCGCACATGTTTTTAACAAATTCTATGCGGTTGACACCCATAGGAACACCTCACTCGCAAAATGCTAATACAAAAGTTGTTGCTGCTGTGTTTGCAGTTATACCAATATGGGTAATTGCATCTCCATCATCGTGTAAACAAAGAGTTCCACCGGCTTTAACTCTAATATCCGCTACTTGACCGCCACCAGTGGCTGTTCCGAGCTTTAGTGTGCAATAGTTTGTTGAGTCAGTGTTTTCAAAGTAAACTCCTTTTGCTTTGTTTCCTGCACCAAGATAGTCTGCAACAGCATATTCAGTTCCGGCGGTTAATGCTGAACCGTTTATTACGGCTGATAACCCCGAAGACACACTAAATGATACTGATTGAGATTCGCCCGAAGCCCCATCGCCAGCACCTAGTGTATAGGAATTGCTTAGTGTTAGTGTTCGTGCCAATTAAATCGCCTCAAATACCGGTAATCTTTACAATTCTGTTAGTTACGCCAGCACCAGAACCATCTTGGGTTTGGTGGATAACAACGCCCATGTAGGAAGTTAGTAGGTAATCAAACCCAACACCAGGCATTCTTGTAATCTCGGTTTCGGTAACTCCTGGGCCATTGTAGGTAAAGAGCTCAGCGGTTTGTGCTCCAGGAACCATCAATAGTGCAGTTGATGCAAAGTCAGAATCTCTTGTGTAGTAAACCTTTAGGTTAATTTGTCCAGACAATCTTTCTGCTAGGGATTGAACAACATTTCCGTAAAGGGTTGTGGAGTTCATAGCCGATTTGTGGCTTGCAGGAAGAATCAAAGCCAAAGACTCGTTGCCGTTGACACGAGCATTTTGGAAGATTAGGTCAACACCCTTTAGAATGTCGATTTCAGCGTCACCATCAGCAGCCTTGAAACCAGCACCGGTAGCAGCCAAAGTTTGGCCAGCACCAGCAAGTAGTTTGTCAAGAATGTGCTCGTCAATAACATCGGCACGACCCTTAGCGATTGCAAGTTGTTGTCTATCCATGTTCTCGAAAGATTCACCACGAAGTTTCACGGTGTCAAGGAAAGTAGTTCGGCCTTGTCCTTTTTCCAATTTAACATTGTAGGATTCAGTTCCGACCTTTGTTGCATCAACAACAGCTGCGTCGTCAATTGGGTAGGAAAATGTGCCTGTACCAGCGGTGTACCACTTGTATTCAAGCCAAGGCACACTTCTAACACCTACAAGGTTTGTTCCGATTGCAAGTCTTAGGGATTCCAGTTGAATGAAATCACGCATAACTTGTTGTATAACAGCGTCTCCAGTTCCGAATGGGCCAGATGCTGCGCTTATGTTTAGTACTTCTTCTAATGTTTTATTTGCCATATTATTCACCTCAAGCGATTGCTGCTCCTGCTGTCATTACTGGGATAAGTTCACCTTCTGTTTCGGTGCTATCGTTAGCAGTAGCGAGTAGTGATGTGCCGGTTGTGTGTCCTTCACCGACATATATTCCAAGTTTCTTATCTGAACCTGCGGTTGCAGTTGCTAGTCCATTTGCACCGACATAAACTGTGCAACCGGTAGTAAAAACTCCATCAGTTCCAGTGTTAGCCTTTGCTTGAACCATTAGTACTCCCCCTAGTGGGAAGTATGATACGGTTGCAGCGGAAGTCTCGAATGCGTGGTCTGCATCACGACTGGATTCACCAGCGGAAACACCGATGCAAATATCTCCGCTATCGGTTGTTTCTAATTTGTTTGTTGTTCCATCATTGACCAACAATCTGCCAAGTCCTCTAATGACTTCGCTGTTTGCTAGTACTGCGTTTCTTGGGTCTGTTCCTGAAAATGCTACCATATTTATTCACCTCTTGTTATTTTAAGGAAGCCTTTGTCAACAGCTTCCTCGAATGTGTATGCGTTTCCATCTCCGGCCATTGAAAAGTTGCCGGTGTTATAAGATGCTACTAATGAGTTCCAGACTCTACCGTAAATTTCAGCGTCGGTTTCAACCTTTTCGCCATTTAGGAAGTTAGCCACTACATTTTTTGTGGTTGATGCTTCAACAACTTCGGACACCATGTTATCTGGTGCTGGTGTTGCTTCTGCCATTACAACCGGTGTTTCAACGGGGCGTGATGCTTCCCAAGATGATATTAGGTTTGTAATTGTGTCTGAGCCTAAGTCTTCATGGCCTTTTAGCCCAATGTCGCTGGCTTTCTTGACAAGTTCTAGTCTTGCTTCTTCAGCAAGGGCTGCTTCTTGTGCCTCTTTTTCTTCTAGTAGTGCATTTGCCAAAACTAATTGAGACTTCAAGTCTTCAAGTTCGGCAACATAGTCGGTTTCGTCGCTCATGATATTCGCTTCCTTCGGTTGATTCTCGTTAGTATCGGTCTGGTATATGAACTCTTTCGAGGCCTCTACCTTCTCCACTTTGTTAATATCTGCCCTTTCGTAAGCCGGTTTATGCACTATTGCGAGGTGGTCGAAAGTAAAGTCGGATTCAAAAGTCATGCTACCATCTTCGGCAGTTGCTATGGGGATTCCATACCCGCCGATAGACACACCGTAGTTCCCACGAGTCCAAAGACCGGACTCTAATGCAGGGAATAATTCGGTTCTTTTTACTTCGGCAACATAATGTACTTCGTATTTATCATTATCTAAATCAACAACCTTTGCTTCAGTAACGATACCTACTACCGCATCGTTCACATCACCGTTCATGTTTCTTGTAAAACCAACGCCCTTTTCTTTTGTTGGGGGATGATTCAATGTTAAATCTGCACCAATCATTTGTTTTACTACTACATCAGCACCCGCTCGGGTTATTTGCCATCGGTTTTTGTTTGAACCTTCGTGAAACGCTATCCCACTAATTTTAATGACAGTTTCGCCATTAGCCATAACCATAGCAACGGCCTCACTAACTTTGGTCTCCATCATAATGTATTCGACGGAGGCCATTTTCTTTTTCATGCCGTAGCCAGCCTCCTTTTCATCGGAGTCTTTGAATTTGTGTCCTTTGTGAGCCATCATACAGACGGATTCACTATTACCCATCTTTACACAACGAGCCATAAAAGCATCGTGGGTTTCTTCAGATGTAGGTTTAGGAACTGCACCTTTGACGGTTTCTTCGTCTTTCTTTTTATCCATACCATAACCAGCTTCAACATCTGCCATGTTTCAATCCATGAACCGGAGATTAAATAAAGCCTTACTTCGTAAGTTGTGAAACGGATTTACCGCCTTCCCACATTCTGCATGACCAATAACGAGCTTTGGTTTTTGGGCCAGGGGCAACATCGCATTGGTGGCGTGAGCGGAAGTTTTTTCTTCTTTTTGGGTCATCACGCTTGATTTCCATGTTGGGGTCGCCAAACCTAACTATAACCACTTTACCGGCTGGGTTTTTTACATAGACACCAAACTTCTTTCTTTCTCCTGGGGTTCTGAAAGGTTTGTTGATAGTAACTGTTTTTCCTCCATATTTTGCTGCTTCGAGGGTTTCCATGCTTGCGATAATGCTGAGTTGTCTTTCATCTTCAACGGCTTGCTCGGAGGCTCGGGGGTGGGATGAGGGCAATAGGTCGTTGTCCTGCTTGTAGTTTGGATTAGAAGGTCTTCCGTTTCGCAAAAGATATAAGAATGCTTTTGCTCGGGCAATACCCCAACCGCTTCTTGACATATTAGGAGCGTGGCTTGTGCTAAAAGCACCAGCACCCCTACGAAAGACAGATTTCAACGCTCCCATAGATGCTTTGCTACCTTTACCTTTTTTGTTATGTTCAGTCATCATTGAGCGAAGTCTTGACTCCGTTTCTTTACTCATACTAATTGATTTGTTAGGTTTTTTTGCAGACCCTGGTTTATTTTTCTTAGAACCTTTACGACGCTCACTTGGTTTAGCGGGAGTCTTTCGTGGGTCACTTTTTCCTGGTTTGCCGTACTGCAAAGCCTCTACCGTTTTATCTTTACTCATTTAAATCACTTCTTTTTGACAATTGGTTTTAGTTCTGTCGCTAAACCAAGTTTAATTTTTTCCATTTCTTGGTCATGTGTTTGCGCAGACTTCTTGATTTCGTTTGCGTGTTTCTGAGCAACCTTTTCTAATTCAATACTATGCTCATCCATAGCCGACTTAAGTTCTCGGTTATGCTTTAATTCAATTGGTATGTTATCGACTTCTTGGGTTTGTTCGGATTCCCACATTCTTAATACAGTTGAAAGAGCTGGGCCAGCAACGCCACCTATGATTGCGATAAGTGCTATGAACCCATCAAGATTCTGTAGAACTACATCGGGTTTCCATATACCCATACCTACTACTGCACCACAAGCAAGCAACCAAAGATAAATTGCTGGCTTTACTGTGCTTGAAACCATTCTGTCATTAAAACTATTGCCATTTTTTGCCATGTTAGCCACCTATATTTGCTTCTGTATATGTTTGCTTGTTTTAACTTAGTCGTTCTTTGGTTTAGATTCATTCTCGAATGAATTTTCACGAGGCATGGTTCCTTGCTCAGTTTTTTTAGATTCTTTTCTTGGTTTTTTATCGTCTAATAGACCAACAATGTTTAGGGATTGTTCTAGCGATAGTATTCCGCTATCAAATCCTTGGACTGCCCTACGCATTCTATTTAGTGGTGTTTCTTCGTCTATTGGTTGGAATTTTAATATTGGTAAATCATCGTGCTTATGCGGTATTCCTAATAGTTCTAAATGCTTGCCAAATAACTTATGTATTGATTCTGCCAATATACCTTGTAGTCTTGTGATTGCTGATACCGCCCATACATTTGCATTGTAGGTTGCAGCGAATGTTGAACCTTTTTCTTGGCCGGAAGCAACACGAGGAACATTTAGTACAGCTGCAATATCCGCATTAACCGAGTCTAAAAACGATGATGAGTCGGGGATAGCGTTTTGTAAATCAACATGGTTTATCTTGATATAGTCCGGCAAGATTGGTATTTGGTCGCCTTCAAGTGTTTCTAATAATTTGGCAACATCATTCATTATTGTCTTTAGCCTTTCTTTTTGTTCGGCTGGGTCTTGTATATGTTCAACCGCTTTCATATCAATACTAATGAATTGTTTAGTTAGACTATCCTCTAATGCTACCCTATTGTTGATGCTATTGTATTTTGCACGAATAGGTTGCTTTAGTGCGGTAAATCGTGATGCACCCCATATACCGTATGTCCAGCGACCTAATCTATCCCTAAACCAATTGGAACGGTAGTCAATCTTTATGTGTAGTATTTCATCTTTTGAAAACACCTGTGTATCAACCTTGTTTTCACGGAACAAATAGTATTCACCACTCATAACGGGATTATCTTCGGTTATGTGTCCGGTATATCCCGATGATGATAATTCTCTAACATCAACTCGTCTATCCATTATTGTTATCTGTTTTGCCGGTAGGGATTGTATGCCGGTAATACCAATACCCGCTTTTCCTACCAATTTGTTTATGTCATTACCATATACCATTAAATTACGCAAAGCCGATATTAGAATATCGTCAAAGTCTAAATCGTGGATTAGTTTTTTGATAGCGTTACGAATACGGGCATTCTTAGCCATTTTGTAGTCTATGTGGTAGTTATTAGCAGTCAATGAAACAGAACGCACAGCACCGTTTAATTCGGGGTCTAATCTAACCATACTATCGAATAGGTCAAATGTTTGGTCATAATTGTCGTATTGTGAACGGGAGCGTGATGAACGCCCCAAATCATCAGTTTGTTTTAATACATCGGATAGACCACCAAAAACCTCCGTTGGTGATGCTTTCCTACCACCTATACCAGTCGGCACTTCAGTGGCAACCACTGGCTTTCTCCTAAACAACCTGCGTAGTCTGGACTCCTTCGCCATGATGTTCAAATATGCCATCGTCTATTTGAATGAATTGGATTAATTCTTTTGTATATATACAAATAAATTAAACGCTATGCTGCGAAGGTATTGGTTATTTTTTATTTTTTCTTCTTATAGGGTTAGGAATAATAATACTGTAATAAGTACTGTAATAATAACTTTCTATATACTATAAGCATTAATAAAGAATTTTAAAAAAACGGTGACTGAAACATATTTATTTTTTTGTCGTTGGGTCAAAAGAATAAAAAGAAATCAGGATATGTTTATAGTGGGTGTGTTATAACGGACAGATAATGGAACGACACGACGACTATGATAAAATAGAGGAATTGATTGGCGACTACCCAATGTCCGTAAATGGAATGAAAACTAAATTAACGGAAGAATTGCATCGAATATATCCCCATAGGTCGCACAAAGGTTGGGAGGCACTACTATATCGCTATCTAAAATATGTCGATAGTGAAGTACAAAAACAAAATTCGCCAATAGAATATGACAAAGCACCATATCACTACAACAAAGAAACAGATACATACATTACTTTTATAAAATGTGCGGGCGAAAACCTAGTAATATCCGGCGATATGCACCGAGCCATGAAATCATCATACTCTAATATGACAAGCAAGGGAGCAACACTAAACCAAATCGCACGAGAATTTAACTTTCCCCGTCTTTGGTTTGATGAATACCGTCGAAAGCATGGTTGGACTCACGATATGTTGCCATATACAGATGAACAAGTAATGGAAAGCGACAATGATGAACTTGTCGAAGACCTTGTTCTTAGAAACCGTAGAGAAATACACAAAAAGTATGAAAAAAGAAAGTGGAATGATATACAAGAAGCAGCTGAAAAGTGGTTTCACTTTGAAGATACTTATAAAGGAATGTTGAGTGGGCTAACAAAAGCACCAAAAACCGTTCCTAAACTCCGAATACCGGAAAGTAAATCCCCCTTTGCGGTAGTTATGTCGCCAACTGACTTTCATTGGGGTAAATATGGTTGGGTTGATGAGGTAGGCGAGTCATATAATTTCAAAGAAGCAAAGAGTAGGTTGATGAATAGGACACAAGAAATAATCTCGTGGCTACCCGCACAACCGGATAAAATAATTTTGGCTTCCGGTAGCGACTGGTTCCATGTCGATAACGACTTAGGAACAACAACTCGTGGTACACCGCAAGATATGTGCGGTTCGCCTGCTGAGATATTAATTAGTGGTTGTCAATTAGCACGAGAACATATAGACCTTTTACGACAAGTAGCACCCGTTGAGGTTGTGTTTATGGCTGGTAATCACGATAGACATAGCACATTGGCTTTAATGTTGTATTTATCGGCAGCATACGAAGGCATTGATGATGTTAGCATAAATCTAAATCCACAAATTAGACACTATACTACCTATGGTAATACACTATTAGGTTTTAATCATGGTGATTCGGTTAAAAAGACAAAACTACCTACGCTAATGTCAAAAGAACAAAGGGTATTATGGGGTCAAACCGAAAACCATATATGGTTCACCGGTCATTTACACCACCAAGTATTGTATGAGTTAGAGGGCGGATTAGTAATTCAATTGCCTTCACTAGCCGGACATGACCGATACCACTACCGAGCCGGATATACAACAGCAAAGGCTGGGTTGGCTGCTCACATCATAGATAAAGAATTAGGTTTAATAGGGAGTTTATTTAGTCCGGTGAGGCATCATGGTAACTAAAGGAGTATTATTTTATAAGCACCGTAAATGTAACGAGTGTGGTTGTGAAAAGTATTGTCGTTATACATCATGTAAAAAATGGTCTAAAGAAGAAAAACGCATGGTTTATTGTGGAACAATGCGGGTAATTAGGTATGGTGATAGTATATGAGCGCAACACAAACTTTATCCCTAAAGCGTAGTGCTCGAGACCCAAAGTATTTCTATGAATGGTTGGGTTATTCTTGGGGAGACCATATCGAGGAATGGATGGATATGTATTCTGAAAGAGGAACTAATAATGTTCATCGTGTTTGCATTATTGCGCCCCGAGACCACTCAAAGTCCACTACGCTAAGGGTAGCGGTATTATGGTCTTGCTTATTTGAAAAGTGGCGTGATAAACCCTTTACTACTTGGTTGTTTAGTGCAAGCAAAGACCTTGCTAACCGTAGGTTAGAGGAAATTAGGGAAGATATGAGACGACACCCACAATTAAGAAATCTAATAGACCCCAAGCGTGGAACAAAACATTCTATTCACTTTACTAATGGTTCATGGATTAGAGCAACCGGTGTAGGTGCAGCCATTCGTGGTGAACACCCAGCCCGTATTGTATTTGACGATGTATTAGATGACATGGGAGACCAATCCCCAAGCAACCTACAAAATTGGTTTAGAAAGAAAATAACACCTATGCTTTCACCAGGAACCTCAATCTTCGTTGTTGGAACACCTATGGCTATGACAGACCTATACCATACGGAAATGTTATCAAATGATGTATGGAAAACCACCACTACATCAGCAATTCCCAATTGGGAAGAACATAAAGCCGACCCAACGGTAGAGCCTATTGCTTTGTGGGAAGAACAAAGACCGATAGACTTTTTGTTAGAACAAAGACAAGCAATTGGTGATTTAGCATTTACTCAAGAATATCTATGTAAAGTGGTTGATGATGAAGCCCAAGCATTCAAGCGTGAACATACTCGTGCTAATATGAATACCAACGCCGTTATCGAGTGGGATAATAAAGTTCCAGGTAAATACATGATTGGCTTTGACCCATCTCACGGATTAGGTAAAGATTATTCGGTTATGGTAGTACTTAGACAAGATTCGGAGGGATATGTTCACTTTGTTAATATGTGGCGTAGGAATGACTTTGCACCTGATAGACAAGCGGATATGCTAGGCCAATGGTCAAAAACTTTTACCGCTCCTATTTCGGCGGAAGATGTAGGTTTCCAACGACTCTATGAATCATTATTAATACAAAAAGGAATAACGGTGGATTATCGCCAAAGCAAGGTATCTAATCTTTCTTTAAAACAAGCATTGATGAACCGCCTTCGTGTTTGGTTTGAACAAAAAAAGGTAGTGTTTCCTTACGGTGATGATGAAACTAGGCGCATAGTAAATACCTTGTTAGAGGAGTTAGATACCCATGTTTGGAAAAGTGGGAACATTGTTGATGTTGGAAGGCATAACGATACAGTTATGGCTTTCGCACATGCAATAGACCAAATGACGCATAGTGATTCTAACGCACTACCAATGGCTACCCATACCGCTAATAATACAACATGGGGTAATTCCAAGTCATCTGGGAGCGGAAGATTCATCATTTTTGGAAATTAGAATCTCTATATCTAATGAATCGCATTCGGGGCATTGGAACTCGTAGTATAGTGCTGCCACCTCTAACTCGAACATAGCATTATGAACAAGCCATCTTTCTCCCTTGTAGCCACATATCGAGCATTGGAGCATGGTTAATCATAGGTGTTGTAGTTATTTAGAAAAGAGGTTAAAATGCTTTTATAAACCCCCTTTTACTAAAAATTCAAGAAAAATTTCGAGGGATGGTGGGCGATGCAAGTCGTAGCTCCACCCCCGTTTTTGGCACCCGTTTAGTCATAGTATATATACCCCACCCATCGGTGCATCTATCGTGCATCAACCTAGCCCTTTATAACCTAAACGACTATGTCATATCATGGTGGAACCTATTGACTACACGGTTTCGATTTGTTGGTGTGTCTTTGACATATCTACATTGGCTATAGTAGTAGGGGGTGATTTACAATGAACAAAAAAGTTAATTCAAAAACCGACAAAGGAATTATCATTATGCGAATGCGTGATTTTATGAACGGCATTTCAAACGCCTACATCAACAACAAATCAACATCACTAAAAAACGATATGGTAAAACCTAACAAACAAACCACACAACAAATCATCAAAACTTT